GTGGACTTGGACGACAACGAGAACGGTGGCGATGCTGGCGACGACAACACCAACAGCGCGGGCCAGGGCGGTAACAACAACAATCCTCCAAGCGGGGAGCTTGAGGGATGACCTTCGGGATGTATGATGTAAGAGGGAAGATGTATGTCGGCTCTCTTGTTTTTTTTGAACACGAATTGAACGAATTATAAGGAACTATGATTAAGGAATTTGTTTTGGCATGGGATGCCAACAAGGAAAAACTGAGAAACTATATTGCTTCTCACGACCAAGAAGAGTACAATGAATACTCGAAGATTGTGCGGATAATTTTCGAGCAAGTAATTAACCCCTACTACAAAGGTACTGAATACAGCGAGTTCGACCTTAACAAAATCCACGAGATTGACGATGGCGATTACCAAGGTACGTTGATGTATCTGATTCCGTGCGAGACTTACCAGCCGTCGCAATGGGAGTACGTCATTACCTTTGTCGGCTACGGCTCTTGCAACGGTTGTGATACTCTGTTGGGTATCAGTGGCTATGACGACGGCAAGCCTACGAGCGAACAAGTGAAGGAATATATGGACATGTGTTTGCACATTCTTCAGCATTGCAAGTTCCCGTACAACGACCAAGATGAGGACTGACGTATGATAGGATTTTTATTTGGAATACTCATCGGTGGAGTGATTGGAGTGTTTGCAACTGCTATTTTATGTAACAATAAAAATTAAGAAAAATGAAATTAGTAGAATTACCTTATATTTATTCAACGCTGGCATTCGTGTTAAGCATTGTAATGGTGATTGTGTTCGTTTATTATTTAACAAAAAGAAGTAAGTATGGAAGCAAAAATTAAAATGATTAACCCCGAAATTCTGGCAAAGGCAGGTGAGGTAGTAACCTTGCGGGTAGAGTTTGAAAGGCCGTGTTGGTCTTGTATTCACGAAAGGCGCGACAAAGTCCCTTACAAAAGATTAAGCGACCAACAAGGAGGAACGGTACACGTCTGCGATGCCGTCGTTCACGAAGACACAACCAATTTTATTGTATCCATTGGCGACGAGGGCAGACCTGACCTTGCCATGACTGCCGACATCGGGCAGCTGTGGTGTCCAGTGACCGTTATCAAGGACGATGAGCCTGCACCTACGCCTACACCAAGCCCCGAACCGTCGGTAAAAGACTTGGGGGCATACAAGTACAAGTATTGTTCTACGGGCGACATCCATATATGTAAGGCAGCACCCTCAAACCCTGACGGAGATTGGGGCGACGAAGCGGACTTCAAGGCTGGTATGGATATTTGCGCAGCCGACAAAGAGATTAAGTTTATCGGTAGTTGCGGTGACTTGGCGGAGGCACAGACGAACGAGGGTGACAAACACCCCGAATGTGTGTGTGATGCGGACTTTAAGGAACTGACAGAGATGTTCGATGTCAATTATTGGCAGATTGCTGGCCTTAGACTTTTCTCGTGTCTTGGCAACCATGACTATTACGGCATCTTCGAGAGCCGTAACGGGGACGAGATAAACGGCAAGAAGAACAGCGAAACCATCGTCGGTTATAACGCTGGCGTATGGAAAAGACTTGCTTTGTGGCCTACGGGTCAGCAGATAAACTCTATCCAAGCCAACGGAAGGTGTCGTATCACATTTGAACTTGAAAAAGGAAAGGACAAGGCCGAAGGTCAGTCTGATATGCGTTTCTTCTCATATTGCGATTACGTCGATTTGTATGCAAAGAAAGGTGGTTATAACGGCTCTATATGGGATAGCAACAAAGGCGGCATCAGCGACGAGGCTATCCGAGTGGCAAAGCAGTATGTGAACAACAACTGGAGTGCCGTCAAGGATAACCTTATCCTATGGAATAGCGGTGGCGGTCACGGACGTAACGGCTACAGCAAGTTGAACTATTGGATGAAGAAAGACAACGATGTCTACATCTTCCTTTCCGTTGACTACGGCGACGACAATTGGGGTGTGACGAACACATGGCACGACAGGGTTATCCATGCCCGCCATATCATCGACGTGAACTCCGATGACCCGTATATCAAGCGTATGGTCGAGTTCGTAAAGGACACAGGCTATTCCAAGGCCGACGAGCCGTACAACTATCAGTATTACTCGCCGAATTCCCTTATCTGGTTGAAGGAGATTTTGGAGAACAACACTGGCTGCAAAATACACCTTTGGATGCACCACTCTACACCTCACAGGGTCGGCAATGACGAGCCGATAGATGACAACCTACCGAAGAATGGCGGATGGTCTTATGCCGTCATCAGTCCAGACGGCGACATGGACGCAAGAGAGGGTGGAAAGTACAACAAGGGTTCTAACACGCTCACGGGTATTGAATTCTGGTTCTTCAACAAGCTGTTCAATATGTATAGCAATATGATTGTTTATACAGGACATATCCACAAGACTGGCGAGAACAAGTATCACGTTGACAACAGGGACTACCAGATTGTCATGCCGTCAACTGGGAGCCCGTATGCTTACACCAAGGACAGTATGACACCGAAGGAAGGTAGCGGTGCTTGGATTGTTTCATTGCCGTCGTTGTCGAAGCCAAAACTTGTCAGCAATGGCGGTAGTTACAGGCTTTACAAGGATGCCGAAATGTGCATCGTGGAGGTGTACGAAAAGGGTGTGGTCATCAAGTGCTACAAGATTGTAAAGGACAGCAAGAACGTCTACGACCCCAGCAAGCCCTTGTTCGAGAAAGTGATTCAACTTATCAAGTAATTATGAAAGAAAAAGGTGTTATAGAACTTAAAGAAAGCAGCGTAGTCGAAGAAGATGTTACGAAACGCATCCGCACGACAGGCGTCAAGGGACTTAGTTTTGAGAATGCAAAGGAGTTGGGATTCTTCACAAGGATTTCCAACCTCCTTTGTGTTTGCCATGCAACCATCATGGCATCCTATCGCATATACTGTGGCGTAAGCAGTCTTTTGAACGACTTTAATGCCAAACGTAACGACATCGCAAGGGAAATGAACTTGTTTGAAAAGTCGTTCGGGCGGTTTACGGACTTTTGGACTGGCTATTACGCTCATGGCAATGCTGGTGTTGAAGTCAACGAAGAAACTGAAGTGCTTTTCCGTCGCATCATGGAATGGGCGCAACTGCCTATGGAATGGAATCTTGGTGACGAACAGAGGGTTGACACGAAAGACATTGACTTTGCAATACGAGCCAACATAAACGACAAACAATACACGTTTTATAAAACTGAAGTTGAATGCGAACAAGTTGGCGAATACAACGAATCGTGGTGCGTGACAAAATATGACATGGCAAGCCACGAACAAACGACCGTCGAAGAAAACATGGATAAAGCGTCGGCAATGATGGTAGCAAAGAGGCTTTCTGCCGAGGACACAAAGAACATCTATACGGCAAGTGTAGTTAGAGAATACATTGAAAAGCGTATTGATGTGACACCATACAAGGCTTACATTGCCAACGAAACCATAGGAAGTCTAACAAAAATGCATAAATAATATGGCAACACCGTTAAACAACTGGGTATCTAATAATGAGAAGGTATCCGAGGCCGCGCTGAAGGCTGTAGAAAAACTCAGAAAGATAGAAAAGAAGCGCAGAAAAGAGGGCTGGAAATGGATAAGGCTGTCTCCGAGGACAAAGGTTTTCGTCCCTTGCGACAAGAGAGGGAATCCCACCGAAGTAGGACAGAAAATAATTGAGAACGCCAAGAAAACGTGCTTCTGACAGGCGGATTAACAAAGTTTATGTGTTCAAATTTGGAATATTTCAAATTTGTGCGTATCTTTGCACTCGTTAATTTATCAAACACAACACGTTATGGTACAGTTTAAGAGAGAAATTATTGACTATTTGAGGCTTCCGTCTATACCGCTGAAAGAGTGGGATGGCAAGTCAAGTTTCAAGAACTGCGTGGCAGTAGTGTTCTTGTCGACAGGGTACGAGGCATACGCTGTGGCATCGTTTGACGCTGAGAATGACGACAAACCGAGAATCGTGAAAGTGTTCTCGCAAGAGCCGTTCACTCAGATACTGCGAGTGTATGTCGTTCCTCAGTACATGGATGTAGATGACATTAAGGATGCAGACCTTGACGATGAGTCCAAGAAACGCGCAGAAGAGCTCGCAAAAGAAGCTAAAGAGATTGAGGACGAAGGCGTTGAAGAAGAGACTAAAGAACCAGAGAACGAATACTGGTTTCCTCATATAACGTCAGACGAGGAAGCTCGGGCATATATAGCAGCGTACAATAAGACGAACAAGATTAAGGGACGCGTGCCGAAGACTCACGAAGGTCTCGTTATGAGACTGTCTGTAATCTATGCAGAAACAAACAAAAAGTAATATACAAATATAAGGTGAATAGATGTGGAGTCATGACCCATCGAAGAGGTAATCCAACAGCCCTGTCACCTTTTAAATTTGTTGGAGATTAATGTTGGAGATTATGCCTAAAAAATTGTCACAAAATAAAGTTATCGAACGTTTTCGTGAAGTACATGGAGATTTTTACGATTACTCTAAAGTCGAATATGTAAATGACAGAACTAAAGTCTGCATAATATGTCCTTTACATGGAGAATTTTGGCAAGAACCACAAGCGCATTATAGACAAAGATGCGGTTGCCATATATGTGGGATTAATAAGACGTCTAGCAAAAGAAATGTTGGATTAGAAAAATTTATTGAAAGAGCAAATGTAATTCACGATAATAAATATGATTATAGTAAAACCAAATATATAACAAGCAAAATAAAAGTTTGCATTACATGCCCAGACCACGGAGATTTTTGGCAAATACCAAATAGTCACTTAATGGGGAAAGGATGTCCTAAATGTGCAAATATAATTACTGCAAACAAAAACAGAAAAGATACAGAATATTTTATAAAACTTGCCCGTTCTGTGCATGGGAACAGATATTTATACGACAAAAGCGTTTACGTGTCTAACCAAACAAAAATAACTATAACTTGTAGAGAACATGGAGATTTCGAGCAATTGCCAGCAAATCATACTCAAGGCGCAGGATGCCCTAAATGTAAATCAGAATTGATTAGTACTACGCGAAGGAGCAGTACTGAGGAATTTATTTCTAAAGCGCGGATGGTTCATGGTATGGATTTTGATTATTCTCTAGTTGTATATAACAAAAAGGACGAAAAAGTTAAAATTAGATGCAATAAGTGTGGCAGAGTATTTGAGCAAACCCCTAATTCACATTTATATGGTACTGGGTGTCCACATTGCCAAAGTTCTAAAGGAGAAGACAAAATAGCGATATTTCTTTCTAAAAATAACATTTCTTATAAACGACAACAACAAATATTTTCAAGCGATTTGTTTTGTAGAACAAAAATGTTCAAGGTTGATTTTTATCTCCAAAACAATAATATTATAATCGAGTACAACGGCGAGCAGCACTATATTCCAATAAAACATTTTGGTGGTGAAGAAAAATTTGAAATACAACACGAGAGAGACTTGTCGTTACGCCAATATTGTGAAGATAACAAAATAAAACTTATAGAGATACCATATACGGAGTTTTGCAATATAGAGAAAATATTAACTAAAGAATTAAAAATCAATAAAAAGAACAGATAAATTTGGAATATTTAAACTTTATGATTATCTTTGCAAACAAGTTATAAAAACAAAAAAATGGAAAAGAAGAAAAAAATGACAAATGCGCAGCTTTTAAGGAGAATACAAAAGTCTCCGCTGCACTTGGATTTAACAAAATCGACTATCAGCGTCTATTTCTCTGATAAAGGTCTTCGCCTCGTATCAGACAACGACTACTGTGTCATAGAGACTGGATTCCATCGTCACGTTTTCTCTAACGTGACTTCTGCAGGAATATCACGTCCTTGGCTGTACACGAAGCGAATTGTCGAGATAGCAAACGCACACCTAGAAGACTGCAAGACAGAAGACGGATACTCGTTCTCTAAGCTGCTTGAATCTCTCAAGGCCAAAGAAGACAAGACAGAGTACAATATCTGCGTATTATGGTACTGGTGGTGCTACTGTATCTTCCAACCCCTCTATTCTATCGGCGAGTCAGAAGTCGAGCAGTTCTTGGTCTACGAGTCGTATATCCACAACATTGCACGCAACTCGGTTCTGCTGTCAGAGAAGACGGATGGCATGACAAACAAGGAGTTCTTGAGCAGAGTTGAAGAAGAGAAAGCAAAATTCTTGGAGGATATGGACGAACGTGTCCTGTTTGAGAAGAAGACAGATGAAGAAGTTGCGAGAGAGAACATAGAAGCAATTCAAGAGCAGGAGTTGAACGAACAGACGAAGCAATGAACGAAGAGTACGAATGGATTAGCATATCTGAGCTGGCTTTGCGTATCGGCAAGTCAAAGCAGACAGCGTACAACCTCATAAAGAAGGGCGTCTATGAGACGAAGACTTTCAGCAGAGGCAGAATGAACGGCTATCTCGTTAAGTTCAATACCTCGAGAAGTGTTCGACAAGCTCGACGCACTGAAGAAGAATCTTGAAGACGAAATAGATAACGTTAAAAAACAGTTTTGATATGGCAACAGCAAAAGAAAAACAGGACTGGCAGGCTCAAGACGACGCCTACACTATGGCTCGCTATCAGGAGATAATGGCAGACAAGAAACGTGCTGCACGCGCAGTCAAAGCAGCCAGACAACAGGCAGACGCCATGCAGAAGCAGGCTGACGCCATGAAGAGCGCTGCGATAAACAGAGACAGTGTTATATACAAACAAAAGAAAAAGAAGTGATATGGCAAGCAAATCAGCAGAATACTATCGCACGCACCCAAAAGCGCGAGAGAAGAAGAAGCAGTACGATACTGAGTTCGAGAAGAAGCCAGAGCAGCGCAAGAAGCGCTCTGAGCTGACTCAGCACAACAGAGAGCACGACGAGAAGTACGGCAAGGCGTCTCGCAAGGGAAAAGACGCGTCGCACACGTCTCATGGCATCGTATACAAGTCGTCGTCTGCAAACCGTGGAAGCAAGTCTGACACAGCTGGAGACCGTCGCGCCCGAGGTGGAAAGAAGAAAAAATAACATAACTTACGAAAACAGAGAACAAATATGAAAGTCACTTTTGAAGTGAACGAAGTGTTGCCGAAGCTCGTTGACGTAGCATCGGTAATCAACAGCAAGAACAGCATCGCGATTCTTTCCGACGTGTGCATCATGGTACGAAACGAAAGTATCATCATGACGGCAAGCGACGGAGAGAACTGGGTCACGGAACGTGCAGACATCTTGACTTCAGACATGGAAACAGCTTTCTGCGCGGTGGCAAAGGACTTAATCAACTGTCTGTCGACTCTTCGTGATGAGAATATCACGATTACGCTCGATGAAGATACGAAAGTGATGACGATGGACTATGTCAGCGGAAAGATAAATCTGCCGTACGAGTCTGCAGACGACTTCCCGAATCCTAATCTCAGCGTTGACAGTGCAAGCGAGGTTATCGTCAACAGCAGCCTTGTAAGAAACGTCATAAAACTTGCCAGCACATCAACATGGAACAGTGTTGTACACCCAATCATGAGCGGCGTGCATTTTGGATTCTCGGACGGCAAGATGACTGTAAACGGAGCAAGCCATCTGAGAGTCGTAAAACTTGTCGAGGATGTTGTGCTGAACGGCGACGAATACACACAGTTCACTCTACCACCGAAGGCTTCGTCAGTCATGCTGAGCGTTCTTGATGGAGTCGATGAAGATGTGAAGCTAAGATTCACAGACAAAGCCGTGTCTGTAAGCAACAGAAACTTCAAGATTACCGCACGGCTTCTTGATGGCAGCTATCCAGACTGCAACATGGTCATACCGAAGAGCAACACCGTAAGCGTGGAGGTAGATAACGAGCAGATGGTGAGGGCATTAAAGCACGTGCTTTCAATTGACAACGCAAGCAGACTCGTGACGCTGTCCCTTTCTGCGGACTCGATTACTGTCAGCGCAGAGGACTTTAACTTTGGAAGAAAGTCTGAAGAGGCTGTGTGGTGTAAGAATTACACTCAGAGCGAGCTCAGTATATGCTTCAACGGAGAAGTCTTGTCAGAGACGCTTCGAAGCATAGATAACGACAGCGTCATACTTGAGATGTCAGAGCCGAAACGACCAGCTATCATATCTTCAAAAGACGAAGAAGAGAGGATGAAGTATATATCCGTAATTATGCCGATGGTCGTTCAGACACCGATTGTTTAATAAATATTGGTATGTTATGTCACAGAATACGCCTACACTTATGCAAAGCGAAGAGCTGTCCGCCCCTTGGAACGACTCTCTTGAGGATTTGTATCCGTTAATGGCAAAAAGCAAAACGAAGCGAACATGAACGACTACGGATACACAAACGGATATATAGAGCGCAAGTGTGGAGGAAAGTACGAGGGCTCTGTAAGCGTGCAAGGTATAGACTTGTCTCCGATAGAAGCGACGTTCTTCAAGAGCGAAGACGATAGCTATTTGTGGCTGAAGAGAAAGCCTATCATGGAATATGACATGGAATCACAGTCGTATACGACAAGACAGAGAAGACCGTCGTTCGAAGCATACTTGAAGAAGCAGGCTGAAAACAACGTTGTCGCATACAAAGGAGAGTTCATGTTCATGCGGTTCAGATTCTCAATCTCTGGCGTATGGGACATGGTCATTGGAAAGGATGCTCAGCGTCTCAATTTGTTCGTTGAGCGCCTTCCGATGTCTCAACAGACAATACTTAACGACATAAACGAGAGAAAAAACAGCAAGTTATGATTAATGAAGAGATGATTGCTTCAGACTGGAGAAACTTGGATTCTGTAGAAGACATACTGCTTGCTGTAAGACAGCACGAGGTTGACATCATGGCGTATCTTGCAGACACTGTAGCGTCTCTTTGCAACATAGATAGAGACGAAATGCTGAAGCCAAGCAGCGAAGCGCATCTCGCTCAACCACGATGGCTCTTCTGGTACGCATACAGATACATGACAAGCGAGACTCTTGAAAAAGTCTCTGAAATGACTGAACGCTGTTGCGGACACAGATTCACTCCAAGCGGAATAGGACAGTGCGTGAACAAGATGTCTCAGTTAATAAACGCAGTGCCAATATGGACAAAAAGATGGACTATCATCAAGAAGATAATAAAACTGAGATATGCTGACTCTAACAAGAGTACAGAAAACACGATAACAATAACTGTACCGAAAGAGTTGAAGGACATTATTAACATAGAAATAAAGGAGAAATAAAAATGATTTACGAAGCAACAATCAGTTACAAAAACGAAAAAGGGAATACAGAAAAAGAAAGTTATGTCCTCAACGACAAGGAATCTTGGAGCGACGTTGAAGCGACTTTCTATCTTTCGTTTGACGGCTACAAAGAACTTGACGTTGAATCAATCAAAAGAAGCAAGATTAAAGAGATTGCCAACTCAAGGGAGTCTGAAGACGACCTGTTGTGGATGGCAGAGATGATGGACGTGTTCCATGATGATGAAGGCAACGAGAAGCCACTGAAGTACAAGATTCTGTTCTTCTCCAAGACTTACGAGAGCGCAAACGCGTTCATTACAAAATATTCAAAACAAGGTTATGACATGAGCCTTGTCAGTCTTAAACTCACCAAATTCGCAGACGTGCTATGAACGACAAATTGTACATCGGAATCGACGTGGGCTCGAAAGGGTTCATATCAATGCAGAAAGATGGCGTATGGGAGCATTTCTCAGTCGAAGACAATGACTTGTACCAACTGAGCGAGATAATGCGTCAGACGCGCTTAAAACACGCAAATATCGCATGTGTGATAGAGGACGTGCATGCTCTGTTTGGGAGTAGCGCAAAATCCACGTTTGCCTTCGGCTTCAATAAAGGATACTTGATTGGATTGTTGGCTGCGAATCAGATTCCATATACGCTTGTACAGCCCAAAGACTGGCAGAAAGAACTATGGATTAACGCTGACATGGTCGTGACATACAAAGAAGTGACAATCAAAGGGAAGAAAGTGAGCAAGAAAGAAGTTAATACGAAGCAGACTTCAATCAACTGCGCAAAACGCTTGTTCCCAACGCTCGACTTCAGAAAGAACGAGAAGTGCAAGAAGATTGACGACAACAAGGTCGATAGTATCTTGATGAGCGAGTATGCAAGACGTAAAAACTTATAGATATGCTGGATTTACTTTCTACACAAAACGCGTTACATACGAGGCTCGTTGACTTTAACCTGCAGCAGTATTTGTTCGTCCTTCAAGTCGTACTTGGAGAGAGAATAGAAGTTGCGTACGCGAACACGTTCGACACCGCTGAGTTTAAGCGCAACGTGCCAAGCGAGGACGAAGAAGACTATCTCGCTAAACTCAGACGCGACGCAGAGAACATGATGGATACTCAAGAGTGTGTACAGCTTAGGGACGAGCTCGAGTCTTTGTACAACTCTGACATACAAGCGAAAGCAACCAATTTCAAAGGGTATCGCTTCAGTGGTGAGGATGTGCAGAAGCTTCTTGCGGACTTGTTGCACGATAGAACGTCCGACCTCTCAGAGGCAAGTGTCAGGGATATTCTCGCACTACTGAAGATGATGTACGAGAATGGGTCTCTCGACTCTGGAGACACGTTCCAACGACATTGGGTGACTCTCCCAAAGAAGTACGACTGCATCTGCCCCAACTGCAACCACGAAATCTATCTGGTAGAAGGAGTTGATAACAGATGCAACCACTGCTCTCATATCATCAGGTGGTCAGAAGAAGAGCAGAGATTCTACCCGAATCCAGATAAACTGTAAGTTATGATTGCGACGATTAACATAGACATATATTTGAACTGCGTCATCATCGCTGCAGGAATCGACGAGAAAGAGTTCGACAGACTGTACTACGACAACGTTACAAAAATCACTGACGATGAGTACAAAGCCATAAGAAAAGACATCGCTGACAAGAGTTCGTGCGACGGCTTAACAACTACCCTTGATTGTGGTAACGTATTTGTGTTTATACGAAAGGGTCGTGAGAGGTACGATTTGACTGTGGCGCACGAATTATATCACGCCACAAATAGAGTTCTTATGCGCGCAGGCGTTTTGCATGATGAACATGACGAGCCGTACGCATATTTACTTGCATGGCTTACGAACGAATACTACAATAGATTGGACGACTACGAAAATGGAAATGCAAAGTAAGATTCGCGGTGCAAGGTTTGCATTGGCAAAACGAGATGTGCGAAATATGGTAGATAAAACTTTTATTCTAAAGGAGAACAGCTTTGCAATAAGAAAGAAGATTGAGGAAAGCGGTATTGACGTTTGTGTTTGCGCTTCTTTCGAGGATGCTGACTGGTTGGACTTTTCCACAGTCGTTGACAATGGCGTGCATGGCGTCGGCTATCCTTATGAGGGTGAAACCAAGGAAACGACGTTGGCCATCTATGTACACGAATTGAAAAACCCTGTATGGTGCAAAAACGTTGACGAGTTCATTAACGAAATAAAAAGGTGGTATGCGAGTAAGGAAAATAGCGAAACAGCTTAAACGTTGGCATCAAGGGTACATTGGTTGGGATAAAGACAAAGACGAACCAATATTTACATATCACATTGCAAGCCATGATGACAAAGTGCGACACATTATAAGAATGACCAAGAAGCATTATTTTGGACTCGCAAAGAAATACCCACCAGATTCCGTGATGGGCAAGTTGTACATACACAAGGCTTGTAGTCCATATTTGTATGACGAAATACTTGATTTTTGGTGTATAGACTTGTAGATGATAAAAAGAATACAACGAAAGCCCGTATGACGCATTTTAAGACGTTTTGGCGGGCTTTCTTGTGTTTTGTGATAAGTTGTCAGCGGGAAAGAAATTAAACGATGGAATATGCTAAAAGACGCTGCTAAAGAAATTGGAGTGACAAGAGATAATATTAGAAAAGCGATTAAAGAAAACAGGAAAGTAAGAGGACACATGATGCGATATGGAAGCATAATAGAATGATAGAGCCTTACACTGTAGGCTCTATCTACAAGGAACTCCGATTGTACTAACAATCTTCCTGAACAAATATCCGTCGAGATAAGCAGGAACTTCACCATCCCAATTTTCTCCGTAAAAATCCAAAATGGCTTGACATACATGAATGCTCTCATGCACAACGGAATCCCAAAATTGCTCTGCGCTTGTTGGCTTTCCAATAAATACAGCAGACATTTTTAATCCGTAATTTGATATTGTCATGCCGCTATTGTATGTAGAAAGGACACGTAAAGCGTCACTAACCTTTCTTTCTTTCATACCAAAAGACTTCATAATGGGTATCAGTTCCATTTCGTCATCAAATACGTCGAAATCGAAAATCAAAATTATACCCCATTTCCCGTCATCTATATCCACATACTTTGTAATCATACCTTAAATCATCTCGTCCCAATTAATTATAACACCTTTCACGGAGCAATCTGCGAGGTAACGAGAAAATATCTGTCCTTCCGCAGCGTCAACGTCACAAATAGTGTCTTCGATGTACTTTGCAAGATGCTCTTCGTCTTCGATAGAAGAACCCCAATAGTCCGCCCGAACCATTGCGGCTAAATAAAGACTATTATATAAGTCATTGTTCTCAATCTCGATTTTGTGTTTTGAAAGCAAAGACTTTAATTCATCAGCCGTCATCGGTTTTACTTTTTCCATTTTTCCATCAGCCGACTCACGACGCATATTGCTTACTGCAAACTCATAGAGTTTTTTTGAAAAATTCATTCCATAGTAGGACAAATATGTTTTCATATCCTCTGGAATATCATACATTAAAAAATTTGCCATAATCAAATCCTTTCTAATTTATTCTAATTGTTTAAACATTGGAAAGGATTGGACGGGCAAATACCCACCCAATCCCCAAAAGTTAATTACTAAAGATACCTCCCACGACTATCTCGCTGACGACGATACATCTCTTCCTGCTCGTCTTCCATGTCCTCACGAGAATCTCGGTATCCCATGCGATAGTAATGTTCTCGCATTGACGCGCTTGAGTCTCCGTAGTTACGGTAATTACCACCACGATAACTTCTGCGCATTTCGTGTCTCAGACCGCTCATTTCGTCCTCGCGGTCAGTATTTAAAATCAAATATCCCATTTTGCAATTCGGTTTTAGCGGATTACGCAGCACCCGTCGACGGCGAGTCGAGCTTCTGCAGGATGGACAGTATGCTGTCGAGCTTCTTGTCAGTGTCTGCCTGACGCTTCTCCAAGTCGCTTATAGTCCTCGCTTGACGTTTCTCTTCTGCGTATCGAGGGTTCAATACTTCGAGCATCTTCTCGCTCTCAGCGATGACCCCCTTGTGGTAGGGGATTTGGTCAAGAGCCTTCTTCGATGTCTGAAGCATGGCATCCACAGCCTGAAGCATGGCTTCTCTGCTGCCACTGAACGTGTCGTTGCCTCTTGCAGCTATCTCAACGTTAATCGGTATCTCCGAAAACGTCTCGTCTTTGCCGTTGATGGTTGCAACGACGTCGACGACTTGCTGTATCTGAAGTCCAGACATCACGTTAGGCGTCTGCGTAGGGAATTTTGCTCTTGGCTGTGACTTGCTCTTTACGACACCAACCTCAAGGATTGGCTTTTCGGCCTTGCGCAGTACATAGAACGGCGCGCCGCTTGAAATGCTGTTGAAATCCATAATTGTTACTAATTTACTTTGTTAATTAAAAACTTTTTTGTACCTTTGCATCGGGATAGGTTGGTTTGGCCACCGACTGACAAGAGTATTTCTGAGGCTCTTCCCGCTTTTCAAATCCTCAGAAGTTATTTAACTCAGAAAGCAAATGACAAACAAAGAATTTATTGAGTCTATTAGACTCGAAGGAGAAGAGTGGAGAGACGTAGTTGGTTGGGAAGGCTACTACAAGGTTTCGTCTTTTGGGCGTATCATTGTACTAAGCCGCCACGTAAAGCGTTCGTACAACGATAGTTTTTTGACTTCACCTAAATTAGCAAAACTACAGACTTCAACAAACGGTTATCTTCGGGTTGGTTTAACAGCGCAAGGAAGACACCGATTTGAATTGGTTCATAGAATCGTTGCAAGTGCTTTTATTCCAAATCCGCTTAACTACCCGTTTATTGACCACATCGACTGTAACAAAGAGAATAACCATAAAGAAAATCTAAGATGGTGTACTCAATCACAGAACTGTTTAAACCCTATTACACGAGAACGTAGTAGTGCTGCAAAGAAGGGTAAAAGGTCTAAGTGGGCGTGTAGGAGTGTAGTCTGTCTAAAAAACGGAACACTTGTTAAAACATACGATGCTATTAGAGACGCTTACAAAGACGGTCACATAGAACAATGTATCTCAAGGGTTTGCCGTGGTTTAAGAGAGACTTATCACGGATTACAATGGATGTACCTATCCGACTACGAAAATCTTGTCAATCAGTAATGTCAAAGAACACTTGCCCGACGCTTGGGCTTGTTACACAGTAGTACGTGACATCAAGAATAAACGTCCACGGAATCTGTCGTTATAAACGAGGAATACGCTAACACCCTCAAGGTCGCCTGCGGTTGCTGCCGTACCATTCGGAAGAGTTAGGTTGCGTGTTGTTCCGTTTAATGTCAGCGTGACAGGTAGTGTTCCCGTTGTGCCAGCTGGAATCAAGTCTGAAAGGCTTACAGTAAAGTAGCCAATTGGTTGAATCCTTCTAAACCCAAGGGCAATATCCACCGTCTCTGTGCCTACCGTAATTGCAGTAGACTGCAACAAAGGTTGACCTCCTGCGTTAATTGTTATGTTTGTGCAATTCATACGCTTTTACCTCCTTAACCTTTGTTGTTAGAATACTATCGAATTACCAAATCCGTTGCCGTAGAAACCGTTGAAACCACCCATGTAAGGTGTGGTATTCACAGCCTGAATCTGCGGCCACTGAACTGGTACGGTAGGAAGTTGCTTGTCGGCAATCTCCGTAACCTTTGCCTGCAATGGAGCAATCAGTGAATTAACATAACCCGTAATCTGTGCGGTCTGGTTTGCGTTGTCAATCTGACCACGAAGTTGGGTGATGATGTCTGCCTGCGTGTCAATCTTTGCCTGCATATCGCGCTCACGAGCCTGACAGAACTGGTCGTTCATTGCAACAGTCTGGGCGTTGATAGCATTCAGCAACGAATTTGTGTTGCGGTCTGCCTGCGAGCCGAGTTGATTGGTCTGGTTAAGGGTTGCAATCTGAGACTGGTAGCCCTGTTCCATAATCTGCTTCTGTGTCTGGCAGCAGCAACTCTGCAAGGTGCTAATCACGTTAGCGTCACCAGACTGTACAGCGTTAATCATCTGCAAGGTAGACATGCCAAGTTGGTTAGCAATCTGATTCAGGGTGTTCTGTGCGGACTGAATACCTGCGTTCAAGAGGTTGAAGTCTTGACCGACCATTGTACTCATAGTCTGAATAGCGGTTCTTGCCGATTCTCCCTGTGATGTAATAGCGTTCATAATTAACTCACGCCCGCTATCGTTATTAAGTTGGTTGGAAAGGAAACCAAGTTGTCCTGCACCACCACCCCAATTACCAAAGCCGCCACCAAAGCCGCCATTACCCCAACCAAACATTGAGGCGATGATTGCAAGACCGAACAAGTCCGCAATGCTATTGAAGCCGCCGTTTCCAAAACCAAATCCGCCATTACCGAACCCGCCAAAGCCACCGATGGGAATTGAAAAAGGAACATTGCCGAAGCCAGCGTTCCCGTTGTTTTCTGGTAGTTGAATAATTTCTGCCATAGTCTTTAAATCTTAAATTTGTTAATTACTAATTGAAACACACACGTTGTAACGTTACGTGTGCAAATTTACGACCTAAAGAACCATACTACAGCTTGGACTTTTGCAAGTCCATACAAAGACAAAAAAAGAGCACAACCAAGTGATTGTGCTCATTCTTTCTGTGAGTTTTCAGACCTCTACGGCTTAACGTAGTCAAAATAGCTTTTGGCCTTGTCGAAAGCAAGGAAGCCAGTTGCAGCCACGCCCACTGCGACGTAGTAGACGCCGTAGTAGCACAGGTAGCCGATGCCGCCAATTACGCCGAGGACGTAAAGGCAAAGCATGATGAAACAATAAACCTTCTTCATAGTCACGTTTGATTAAACACAAATTGATTCAATCTCCGCCTGAGTCAGCGTGTCTACATCGTCTTTTGTGGCATAGCCGCTGAGGTCAATATAACCAGTATAGGTATCAAACTTGTACGTTGCTGGAGTGCTACCAGATGCAGGCGTATCTTCGACCACAAAGACATTAGTTCCAATGGGGAACGACTTAGGGTCTTGCGCGTCATAGTGCAAGAATCGACTGTCAATGGTGAATGCGTCAAGCATATCCCACATCCAACCAAGATTACTCTCTTGTGGTGTCGGAAGGTTGGCGAACAACAGACTACCCTTTGGCTTCATCGTGGCCTTCAGCTTTGCGTCAATGGCATTGTTCACGTCCGCTGCTGTCTGATAACCTGCGCCATTTGCCAAAGAAGCGTTGTCTGTCGGAACGGGGATATTTACCGATTTTTCCGTTGGTGTCAGAGCCACGTTGTTCACTTTGACGGTTTCGATAACATTTACCTGCGCACCAGCGGACACACCACCAAGTTTCGTCTTTTCTGACGATGTGTAGTTGTTGTCCGTGTGGACGTAGTTCGCATCCGCAACAAAGTTCGAGTCATTTGTGAGGTCACTCGTCTTTGTTGGAATAGTGAGAGCAGAAATAGCCCCACTAACAAGTGTCTTAATCAATCCCCATACGATTGACAAACCAGCACCATCTAATTTCTTGTCATTTGTTTGTACCATAATCTTTAAATTTTTAAAAGTTATACATAAATTATCTACAAATCATCATAATCTCGTATGCAGTAAGCGTTTCGCTACTGTCAATGATTTCCTGTTCATAACCCTCAAGTTGCGCAACTTGTTCCTTTGTCATGATGCCGTCATTATGATGGGTGGCCTCTGGATAGATGGTCTTCTGCTCTACCGCGTCGAGGTCGTCGCGAACTTGGTCTCCGTATTTGTCTAACTTGTAAGCCATGCCAATTTATTTTAAGTTTTATTATTTCTTCCTTCTTACCATGACCGCCTGACCGTCTATGAGCAACAATCTGCCTTCTTCGACCAAGAGGTACTCCCAGTTTCCGACGGATGTCTTGCACACAAGCGACACGCCGATGTTCACGGCCTTGTCGTTCTTTAGTGTTACGCCAGCCACGACGTTCGGGTTTTGCAGTTCCACCTTTGCCGTGACATCGGGGTTTTGCAATGCCGTCGTTACGTCCACATCAGGGTTAAGCATCTCCTTGTCAAATGCCATCCGTCCGCCAGCCATGTATTCTATGACGACGCGCTGGCATCCGTTGATGCCGCAGCACTGACCCGTTGTTACGACATCACCGTACATAGCTGCTGCTTTTGAACCTCCGTCCTAATCCCGTCGGGAAAATCCTCGTCTGGCACATAGGCATAGACGTAAATCCAATACTCGCCGATGCCGAGTTCTTCCGTATCTATCGTGAACAGATACTTATCGTTCTCGTCAAGCATCATCTCCTCCTTGGTTATCACCACTTCCTTCCTTTTCTTCGTGGACTTGATGACCACCTTGAAATCATCCGTAATCATCGAAAAACCTTCCGACGTTATCGTAAGGGCGAACTTGAGTTCCGTACCCAAGTAAATCGTCCTCTGCTGTCCGCTTCTAACATTGTCTGCCATACGTTGTCTATTTTATTGTTTAACTTAGATGTCATTGATATACCCCTCTATTGCTGATATGGCCTTATCCTTCTCCTGCCAGCCCTCGTTAAGGCACTTGTTGATGTAGGCAAATGCAGCCATGTAGAAGCTGTTTAGTTCCTCTGCCGTCTTAAAGGTGTGATACATTGGATTTCCATCTGCATCCTCTCCCAATTTGAATGTCAGTGGGAGGATGGCCGGGACGGCCGATGCCATGCGCTGTGCCTCCGAGAAATTCCTTTGGTTCTCTGCTGAGAGGTAGACGTTGATGTCGTTCCATACGAAGCCTGAGAGTATCTTCTCGTCAGTACGGTTGTTGATGTCACCGAGGATTGCCTCCTTGATGAATGCAAGGCTGATAGAGTTTACCTGTGTCTTATAGACATATACCTCGTACCATTCGTATAGGTCAGAATTTTCTATTTTATTCAAACCGTACCCTATCACTATGCGGCTTCTTTCGTCACGGATAGGAGAAAAGTCTTCCAACAAACCATTTAACTTGTCCATATCTTCACCGATTTTGATTAATTTTTATTGAACAGGACGAATGGGGAGCCCTGTGCTTCTTCCGTAAATACCACTTGTATTAACCTCGCTGTTGCTTATATAGAGCATTCTTGCATCATGGTAGTTTATATAAGTAGAAGACCAATAACACGCCAGAGAGCCCTTACTTGACCAATACGACTCCCAAGTTTCGCCTACACAAGGAAGGAATAAAATGTTATTGTTCGATTTTGACATCAGGCGAACACCTTTTATATTGTTCATTGTTATGAGTTTGTCCGTAACTCCAGCAGCGATGTCATCACCGTTGGCATCAATGAATTTGGTGTATTCACTATTAAACAATTCCACAAAATTGCTTCTCGTCGGCAAACGCCAAGGAGAACCAAGATTGGCACGGGCACAGTCCATAGACGGGGCAACGCTTCCGTTTAGTACGGCACCAGATGTCAAATTGTAATTTGCCTCTGACCATGTGTAGTCAAAACCGCCTGCATCTACAGGGTTGCGTCCTTGGGTATTACCCCAGCTAAAGAATGTACACTCGTACTGGTACTCTGAGGCTGCAAATCCGTCGGCCTGTGTGATGTCGATATTTTTCTTTGCCCACAGTAGGCCAGAAGGCAGACCCATATCCACAAACAAATCACTGGGTGATGAGCTTTGTTCAAGTCCGCTGATACATACAATGTTAAATTTTGTTCCGTCATAGACTACTGTGACCGTATTATTAGTTTTCACAACGCCAGGTTGGAGTTTATTTCCACCAATATAGAGAGGCTTTGCTGGCAGCGAATTGATACTCAGAGTTGCATCAGCACAATTAATTGCATTTCTGAATCTGATACTTAAAGGAATGTTTGGAACCATTACGTAGTTTTCCAATGTCACTGTCTTAGCAGCAACCGTCGCATCAGTAGAACAATCACAAAAGCCAGAACCTATTTCTGCACCGTTGACAATATTATCTTGTTTATAATTCCAATTAAACTTCTCACCCGTGGTGACAAGTGATACATCCGTACCGTCTGATGTAGCGGGCTTGCTTTCGTAGGTCGTGTCGGTAAACTTGGCATCTGACGGGACATCTTTGTTGACGCTATGATTATTTACCGTAGCGGAATTACCTCCATTTGCAGGGCGTGAGTCGCTAAGACGGGAATCATCCGTCTTTACGCCATTGCCGTCTGTCACAATATCTGATGCCGTTACAACATCAGTCGTTATACCGTTTATCGTCTTGGTGATTTTCTTGTTTGTCGTATCATAGCCAACGGTTGACACGGTAGACGTCTTATCAGACTTTCCGCCTACAAGACTTTTAATCAATCCCCAAAGAATGGAAAGGCCAGAACCGTCGAGTTTCTTATCTTCTGTCTGTGCTGCCATATTTTATATCTTTTTTGTTTAATCAATTTGTTGTTATGCGCACCGACGTGCTGACAGGAGGTCGCAAGCAACGACACTGCCAGTCACGCGGCACACACTAATGTTATACGATGATATTTCCTATTTCCATAGTCTGTTCCATCGTCCATTCGTTAGAAGCCATGAGTTTGCCAAAGGCATCCTCTGAAAGTTCGTCAAACTCTACGTCAACCTCTTTCTCGGCAAATTCCTTGATGGCATCATCGACGAGTTTTCTGTAGTTCTGGAACTCTTTAAGGAACTCTCCGTATTCTGCTGTACCAATAGGCAGTTTTTCGGTCTCGGCATTAAAGTCTGGCTTTCTGATTGCCTGCTCGTACTCCTGTGCTTTTTGCAAACGCTCGGCAAAGTCCTCTGTAGGCTTCAGTTTCTCTGCCGCATCCTTGGAATCTTCCTCGAACTTGTCGGCAAAAGGCTTCAATGCGCGCGCAATCTTCCACGCCTTGATTTTGTCATCGTCCGCAAGTTTTGTGTACTTCGACGTGCTCAAAACTCGGTATGCGGAAAGAATCTTGTCGGTTCTAAGTGTGTGCTTTCCCATGACTTATTCCTCCCCTGCGTTTGAACCAGTAATCTCTGCCTCGATTTCGTCGATGGCATCCCACACCTTGTTGGCATCGCGGCGTGACATCTCGCTGATAGAGTACTTCACCTCGCCGTCGCGGACGTAGCCGTTGAAGTTGCCGATGTAAGCACCCTGCTGACCGCCCTGCTCAAGAGCATAGACGCTACCGTTGACTGACTGGAGGGCGTTGGTGCTGGCATCAAGCGTGTAGTTACCCGTCACCTTTACCTCTGAATCCGTGTACTCGTACTGGTTGTTCAACTGTGAACTTGTTACATTAAATGTTCCCATAACTTTTAAAATTTTAAAGGGTTAAAAACTAAATTTATTAATCTCGAAAATCTTTCTATTGTTGTGGTGGCGAACTACCCTCTGGGATAGCACCGCTAAGATACCAATTATCCTCTTCCGTGAATACGACACTACCCGTTATCACCGTCCTTATCTTGTAGTACAGGTTTGCACGTTGCGTTGATGTAAGGTTGGAGATAAGTATGGAGAATGTCTGCGAATCCACTGCACCGTTGGCTGGCAATGTACCCGTGAACTGCCTTGGATTGTTGCTCAAATCCGAAATCAAGTTTCCGTTGATGTCGCAGATGGATATGTAGATACTGTAGTTTCGGCTCACATTTTCCCTTGTGGCATTCTTTAGCGTCACGGTAAAGTAAGCCGTCGGCTGCTGGCTCTGCTCAACCCTATAGGCGACCACGTTCGTCATTTCCGCCTTTGCTTTTTGTATCGACACCGTTATGTCATTGAGGTGGTCGGGAAGCAATGCTACGAAATAGTTGCCGTCGTGGTTGGAAATATTGGTGTCTAAGGTATCAATCTTTTTACTGCTTATGATAGGCTGTATGTGCCACACGCCAGCCCAATTCGCGTCACCCGAACCAAGAGGAATGTCAAACACGATGTACGATGCCGACAATTCACCTATCGTATTGGATTGCGTGATGACATAGGTACGGTTGGTTATCGAGCCAGTGACCTGCTTCAAGAGTATGCCATACCACATTCCGCTCAAAGGTCTGCTACCCATGTCGGGCAACGTGAGGTCGGCGAACGTCAGCGTGTTCGCATTTTGCACACCAAGGGGGAATCTTACTTGCAGCACACCGTCGGGCGTAACGTTTATCTCTCCCGTTTCCATACCACGAACGGGGGCTTGTGCAAAGTGGTAGTAGCCCTTTTGGCTTGCCGTGAACGGATATTCCGAAAAGTCCATGATGCGGTATGGTGACGGGTTTTGTCCAGAACTGCCTTGTGGCTTTTCGTAATCCCAATAGATGATGCCGTTGTTATATCCGCAAGACGGGGCATTGTTCTGCTTCGTGGTCGTATTGTCCGTGAACAGGAACGCGGCCATCTTGCTAAGATAAGACCATGTGGGGATGTTGATGATGCCGTAATTCACGCTCTGCCGTCCGTTTTCCGTTACGGCATAGCGTTGCGACAGGCGCACTGGCTTGTATTTCGCCCACTTGTTAATGTTGTCATGGCGACACAAAGAGCCTTCGTCACACTCGTTCGTACCGAGCGCACGCTGCACATCGTAGACCGAAACACCGATATAAGGTGTCACCGTCGTATCTACATATACCTTTCCGTTTGCGTAACTCATATCTATGCTGCCTTTTTAAGTTCTGCTATTTCGTTTCTTAATGCCTCGTTCTCATGTTCCAACTCACGAATCCTATCCTCGTGGTTTTGGACTGTGCGAGCCGTAATGACTGCGGCTGCGAGTGCCGTTGCGCTGTAATCCATAGTCAATGTTCCTTCAAACTCCTTGATGGCGTTCGGGAATACTTGCTGCCAATATTGTGCGGAAGAACCGAGCATTTCCATGTTATACATCTGTTCTTTCCACTTAAAGTCAAACACGGGAGCATTTGCAATTTGGTCGATACTTGCACCCACATTCCGCATGATAATCTTCTTGCGTATATCGGAAATGTTAGTCCATCCAGCACCACCGAAACACGGCGTTCCTGCAAGATAGAATCCATAATTGGAAGCGGCGGCAAATTTAATAACGTTGAACGTGTTACTACTATACGAAACCGTAGTTGCGCTTACCGTTACCTTGCTACTGCACATTGTCAACGAACCTGAAACTGATAAATCGCCATTAATGGTGGTGTTACCTCCCAGATAGCTCGTTCCGCTGTTTACATACAGCCTGTGTCCGATGGTTGTGTCCGTCGTGTTGATGAGCAGTCGTGTGCCGACCATTCCAACACCAGTCACTTTCATACCACCTTGCACATTAACTATTGTGTCGTTAGCATCCTTTTCAAGGTATGTGTTAGTTCCAAGCACGAGCCTGCTTGTATAGGTGTAACCATCCACGACAAGCGTACAATCAGTATATGTCGAAGCATAGGATGTAGAACTTCCTACATTAACGCGGCCACCGTACATTGTTGTAAGTGCAAGCCCGTATGACGAGGCGTCTGATGATGTGCGTGAGTATAAACGAACGTTATTTCCAATGATACGAGTCTGTCTATTATAATTACCAGACATTAAAACGTATGTTGGCGATTCTGTCGTCCCCGCGTTAAATATTCTTGCTACATCACAAGTAGAACCATTCCCATCGGTAAAACGTATAAAAGCATTTTTGGTGTCCGTAAAAAGACCAAATTGGAGTTTTTGTGTATCACTATCCGTGATACGCATACGAATTTGGCCTAATATATCCATAGCAACGTCAGAGTCCGCAGCCTTTCCAACACCAAGGCTTCCTATAATAGAAGTGTTGCCATACAAATAAGTAGTGCCACTAACATATAATTGATGACCCGTTGTGACGTCTGAATAATTTACGAGAAGACGCGAAATTATAGAAGTACCATTTGCATGGAACAATGCTGATGGAGAAGATGTGCCGATGCCGAGTTTGCAACCCGTTCCTAATATAAGGTCGCCAGATAATGTGCCACCACTTAACGGTAGATAACCACTCAGCGAAGACGATGTAATATAACCTTGACTTGTTACATAATTCTCTGTAGCAACCTTTAGACCACCGCTATACAAATAGCCGCCAGAAGCATAGCAATTAGAGTTTGTATATGTTCTACTATTGCCGTCACTTTTGGTTTGTTCGGTCATGCCGACCAAGAACAATTTGCTACCAGAATTATCTCCGCCAGTTGTATTTCTAACGTCGGTGTCCGTCCAAGGCACGTTGACATACATCTTTTCGGAAGAAAGTTGTACGGCATAATTCTTGCCTGATGTAGAATAACCAATCTGAACACCGCCACGAGTACCATTTGCAGCAAGAGGTAGCGAATAAGACGATGCGTTCCCGTTTACCCATTTGCTTGTGTTTGCATCAAATGTAATTATCTGACCATTGGTTACTGGCCCTGTAATTACTACGTTCGCAAGATACCCTTTACCTTCTACCCAATTTCGCGTGGCCAATTCGTTGCCATCCCATGTAAGCGACCCTGCGGTTGTTCCTATCAACTGCTTTGTGTTGCTTGATGTACTCCTTGCATAGAAACCGAAACTACCACCAGCATCGGTGCTTCTAAAGTATGCGCCAGAACCATCTACGTTAGACCAATTCCAACCCACGTCCACGTTATCGCCAGTGGCAGTTCCACCATTTGTAAGGATGAAGCCGAATACCCTGTTGTTGTAACCCTTGATTTTAATGTTGCTGGTAGTAAACAGTTCGCCTGAAAGAACCTTTGAAGAGCCTGCAGATAGGGGAAGGTAATCGTTCAAGTCCGTTGTAAGTGCGTATTCGCTGAGGTCTACCGTGACGTATGCCTTTTCATTTGACAGTTTTACCGCAAAGTTATAGTTGTTTTCAGAATATCCGATTTTTATGCCACCAAGTGCCGAAGACGTAGCCGCAGGCAAAGTATATGCGCTACCAATCTCGCTCAGCGGTTTCGTCCCGCCGCCAGCCAGCAGGACGGAGGTGTTATCCTTGCCCGTTACGGTAAAGCCATTGCCAATGAAGCCACCAGCGGATGCAACGAAATTGCCCGCAGATGATGTAATGTTGCCATAAGAGTTCAAGGCACTTGCCAATAGAGCGTTGTTGTGTGAATATCTCCATGCGCTACCCGTCCATACTAACGTTTCTCCGCTTACGGACGGCGCACCAAGACCAGCACCATTGATACCGCTCAAAGGCTCGTAAAGCGTAGCACCGCCGCCACCGCTGCTACTATTCAATCCATAGGCAGTGATGTATGTGTCGGCATAGAATCCAGCACCTACAAGGTGTACGCCATTGACATTGCTATCGCTGTTGTATTCGAGGTAGACCGCATTGGTGTCGTTGGCCGAACTTGGCTTATAGAGGTAAATCCTCGATGTCTTAATCTTGGTAAGGAACTCTATAAGACCACTTTCACTTTCGATGATACGGGAGGTATAACTACTTGCGCCTGCATAGCGGAAGTCGATATGACCACCGTTAGAACCACCGCTTGCACCATACAAATCGACGGCATGGAAGCCTTGGATATAGCCCGACCCGTTAGAGGTTGCCGTGATGCTGTCAACGCTTGTCATCGCACCCGAAACAGCACCGTTGCTTATCGACCTTCCCCACCATGTGGTATCGTTCTTGACACCATCGGTAATGCCATAGCCTGCAAGCGTTGTCGGCTTATCCGTAGTAATCTTGTTCCACGAAAGGCTCGGAATGTCCGCAGCAACGAGTGTCGTAGCCTTAATGACACGTCCGTAGGTATCGACAACGACCTTGGTATATGTCGTGTCGCCAGCGGCAGGAGTTCCAACAGTCACCGTCGGGAGTGCCGTCAGCGGAGTAATACTTGCATTGCCTATATAGATTGTGCCACCGCTTATCGAATAGTTCGGTATCGTGATGACGCCATTGTTCGGCGTGTAAGGTGTGTTGCCGACGTTAATCTGCGTGACCGTGCCACCACCGCCGTAAGTCTGCCAACTCCACACACCATTGGTATTTACCAAGACCTTGTTCGTCTGACCAGACGGGTTCAAACCCGAATTGTTCAAGGAATCAAGGAGTGTATGAAGCGTTACACCACCACCGCTGCCACTATTAAGGCCGTATGCCGTGACATATTGGTTAGTCCAGAAACCAACCATCGCCTTGATGTTGTTGACAATCTTCGTGGTGTCATTGGCCTCATTCGGTGCAATGGCATTTCCGTTGGCATCGTAGGCTTGGAACAACTTTGCAAAGAACGTCTTTTCGACGTAGTTGTTGTTCACCCACTCCTGTGTTGCAACGGGCTTTAACACGCCATTTGAAACGATATTCAACTCTGTAAATCCTGCCTGTGGGATAATTCCAAGAACAGTGGTCGTTCCTTGCTGTGTTTGGAAATGGAACGCGTTGTTGAACATCATTAACTCGTTAAGCAGGTCGGTGTCGTTTTCTCCAACAAGTGTAGTAATGTCCTTAATGGAAACACGGCCTTGTGCATCCCAAGTGATATTGCCGTCGGCACGATAACCGCTACCGTCGAACCTGTCAACGCTCTTAGCCCAACGTATGTGATATGTTTCGCCGTTCCAACCGTCGGCAATCTGGTCTACGGAAAGCGACTCTTTGTCCACCATGTCACCGCCGTACCATGCTGCTATGCCGTGACCAAGGGCGTGTGTGGTAGACCAGTCATCGTACTCACCGCTGATACCTGCCCATGTGATGTAATCCGAAGCAACATCGGGGTCGCCATTGTATTTTAACTGACGTAAGCCAATCAACGATGTAAGCATAAGACCGCCAGCCGTGATGGTCTTGCCACCAAGGGCGTTTCTTATGGCGTTCTCGGCGGCAAGGGCAACCTCTTTCTCTGTAGCACCCTGCGCAGGGCTTTCCACACCCGTAAGCAGGTTTGTGTAGTGTTCTACAAGAGAATCATCGGTGTATCGCGATGCAAGAATCCAGTCAGTTATCGACGGGGTTTCGTTTCTTTCCCTCGCATGAATACATTTTAAGATGTCGTTGTTGTAGGTAACGGACATCTGCTGTCCTTGTTCGGTATAAGTGAACGTACCCGTTGCGTTAGCCCAAAGGTCGCCCGTGCTATACGGGGGCGTAGGCAGCATATTGGGTTGCGTCGAGATTATCTTATTCTTTGATTTGGCAAGTTCCAAAGCCCTTATGACGGCAGAATCGGTAATCTGCACCCAAGAGAAAACGGGTACGGCGGATGTTCCCGTGTTAGAGAAACGGAAAGCATAACCAGATTGGTTGTCATAGAACACGTCGCCCAAGTGTCTTAGACGCTCGTTGTTGTTACCTGCTGCCACATCCACATCGTACCAATCCTTGTAAGGCAGACAAGGTATGGTGTGGTTGTCATCGACCCAAAGCAAAGGCACTGTCGATTCCAAGGAACTTACTGGCATATAGTCCTCGAACCACGTTTCAATAGAGCCGTCTATTTGGTTTTGTAGGTCATCAATATCGTTCAGGATGTCACCTATCGTCGTCGGCACTTCCGTACCACCAACGGGGCTTGACGCCTCGATGATGGCCTTAATCTCCAACTTTGGCTGATGTGTTTCGTCATCTTCCTGTGTGTACTTGATGTACGTCGGCGACTCTTGCGTTATCGGGTCAGGTCTTGCACCAAAGAAGAAATCACCGTACACGTTCATGTACGCACGCCCAGTGTCTGACTTGTAACCAAGCGACACATAGTTTTTGCTTTCAAGGCTATATGTGTTTATTCCTTGATAGATTTGGTATGACGGTGCATCCTCGCCACTTACGTATTCGACGATTGCGCCTTGACGTGTCGTATCGGTTGTGTTACCAAGTTGTATGATGTCGTCTTGTGCAAGCGGATAGTCAGAACCACTAAGGCAGTCGCTTTTCGAAATGTCTATGTAGTGTTCGCCATCCGTATTGACCGACGGACTAACGCCAACCACTTTGCGCCAATAGAAACGCTGGGAAAGACCCTGTGAAACGTTTATGTTTGTCTCCTTACAATATGCAAGGTCGTTGGCTTCGAAATCGTTAGTTATCTGCTTACCATCATCGTTCGCACGGAAATAACAACGGAATTTCTCAACGTTATTGATATTGTCAGTAACGACCCCACCAGACGTAAGCCACTCGACGCGAGAACACTTGATACCCGCTGCAGATGCAATTCTATTACCACCGCTATGAATGAACCTGCGCACTTCAACGGTATCGAAATACGCCTTCATTCTGACATACATCTTGTCGCATTCAAGGTATGTCGTTCCGTCCGCGTCCTTACGGAAGATACCACCTTCACCAAGAAGGCCAGTAACAAACTGCTCGCCAACCTGTAAGCCTTTAATGAGACGTATCAAACCAGCGGCTGTGTCGTCTTTGTCCTTACGCAGGTATCTGTTGTCGTTAAGACCGCCACCGCCGCCACCTTCGCCCATAAGAATGCGAAGATTAGACACCTCTTCGGAAACCTTTCCGATGTCATTAAGGACTATCTCAACGTCGTCCGTAAGCGTGATATTGTACTCTGGCAACGGCTTGTCACCGAACTTGACCGTGAACTGCTTGATGTACAAAGCCAAAGTCGTACCGTTGTACTTGAACTTGACGACAACGTTCGGGCGCATCTGCTGTAAGATGTCCGTATTGTTTGCAAGGAAGTATTCGTCGAACTTCAGCGGATAGTCGTAGTAATGCACGTTGTTGTCGCGCATATACTGTTTCATGTCTTGTTCAAGCCGCGTCTGAGCGTTCGTTACGTATGACTGCGGTAATGATATACCAAGAATAACAAAGTCGTCGTTTGCCGCTGGCTTCTGGTATATGTTAGGCATTAACGTACCGAATGTGTTCAAGTCCTTTTGAACGACAACGGTTATGGCAGCACTTGTCGAATTGGGATATTTCTGCGCATCACGAGGATGACCCGTGCCGATTACGGGGTCAAAGTTACCCTCGTCGTCATAGAAATTCTTCTTGTAGTCGTCCCAATCCACCATTACGGGGAACGTGCAACCAAGACAAGCACCGCTACGCATATTGATAGACATTTCTTGCGTGATGGCTGCGCAAGCGTATAAGTCGAATCCAAGTGCGGGCAATGTCAACGTGAAATAGCTTTGCACGTAGTTTCCCTCGTCATCCATCGTGTCGTCCCAATCGGGCGTTGGCATGGCATCGGAAAGACGTACTATATATTCAAAGTTCTGTCCTACGGATTCGTACTTGACGTATGCGTAATAGTCGTCCTTGTAGTAAGACCACTTGCAGGAATACAAGCGGGCATCTACCGCAGACACTGGCGGCAAAACGGAGCCAGAATCGGAATCATGTGTTCCAATGCCGTCCTTTATTTTCTTTATTTCGGTTTTTTCTACGTCATATTGCGATTGCGTGATGAAATCATCAAGGAGGATGTCAAGGAAATCGTCCATCGTTACCGATTCCTTGTACTTGTTGTCGTACGTGCCGACTGAGGAAATCTGGCGACTCTGCAATTCGGGCTTAATGTCCTCGAACTCATGAATCTCGTATGATGGAGAATCGGCTACGATTGGATTGGCGTACGTGTTGTCTGCATCGTAGTAGTCCACCAATTCCAACGTCGGGTCGTAGTTTGGGTTGGCGTTGCCGTTTGCCAAATACGGGCTAATCTTGTTGAAAAGCGTCGTAGCATAGATGGTCGGCATCAAGTGTGTACGTGTGAACGGGTGCTTAATCAATCGCACTTTCTGACCACCAACGATACCATCATAGATGGGGTAGCTGTTTGATGCCGACGGGTTGTTGTTTACCGTGTAGTCCCAAGACTGATTCCCGTACCATTGAATCTGCGGATAGCCATAGGGAATGTTATCCTCGCTACCGTAGCCTGCAATACGTGTGATAATCTTGTTGTTTCGTGGTGTGCGTGAATTGTTCTTCAAGCCAACGCCCTGGCCATACTCAAAGACAAACTCGCTTGTCGCCCCTCTGACAGTCTTCATTATCTTTGTTGTTGGGAGTCCGAACTGTATGGCGAACTTCTTTTGCACGCCTTCTACTGTCTGCGTCTTTGACACTATGATATAAGGAATCTCCCATGTCTCGTATCCTGTCTTCAAGGCATCGGCTATACTCTGGTTGTCAAACGTAAGTACGTCGCTCAGTTTGTTCTTGTCTTCCGACGGAACATGGCTTTCAATTTCACATTGCCATTCTGTGCTTGCAAGGTTCTTGTTTATCTTTGCGACGAAATCCGTCAAGTTGCCTATCCACGAGAACGACTTGTTTTCGGACAAATATTTCTTTTGGTCGTTCGATACGGCAACGTCGGAGAACGGGAAATTCGCCAACATGTACATCGGGTGGTAGAACGTGAACGAGTACTTTGTAAGACCTTTCAATTCGCTATTGTCCGATACCATGCCCTCGCGGACGATGACGGGTGGTGACACAAGGACAAACTTTACACCATCGTATTCCACGTACTCACCCATCGTAACGGCCAAGTCAGTACCACGATAATAAACGTCGCCAGTAATCTTGTCGCCAAGAGACATGACAACGCTATCGTATGTCGCCTTGTGTAAAACCAAGTCGTTGAACGGTGTTCCGTCGCTATTGAAAATCGGGAATGTTAGATTTCTCCCTACCACACCTTCAGCCATTTCAAAACTTTATATATTGCAAAGATAATAACTAATATTGAAAAAACAAACGAAATCTTAAATATTTTTGGTATTTTAACAACTTTCTTTGTCGTCTCTTTACGTACAGTAACTATGCTATCGCGCCAACAAGTATCGTGTCGCAAAACGATTTTGTCAACATATTTGGTATGCCATTTTTCGTACCAAACAGTATCGCCTTTTGAATGTACATACACGCTGTCGTGCATCTTCTCTATCACAGTGTCTTTTTCGACTTTTGTGATGTAATGGTCTACGATGCGGTCTCTGTATTCTATCTGCGTTCGTGTGGCACAAGACGACATAAGCAGTACGACAAACACGAACACTGCTATCATCATGCGCGAGCCGCATCCGTTGTATAATGCGTTATTCATACACTCTTTGATGATTCTTGCCTTTTCTTCTTCTGCTGTCATAATGCTAAATGTCTTTGTATTCTTTTGTAGCGTCAAACGACGGACATTGCTTTCCTTTCTTGTCTAAGTCTCTATGTCCGACAATCTTAGCTTTCGGATATAGCACTCTCAGTTCTTTCAGAAGTTTTTCCAATGCTTTTTTCTGTGCGTCTGTGCGAGTGTCTTTCGCTTTGAGTTTCTTGTCAACTCCGCCAACATAACACACGCCAATTGACGTTGCATTGTAGCCATAACAATGAGCTCCGACCAAGTCAACGTTTCTTCCGTTGTGTACAGAGCCGTCAATATACACAACGTAATGGTAGCCGATGTCTGCCCATCCTTGCGCTTTATGCATACGTCGTATGCTTTCAACTGTCTCTTCGCGTCCTTCAGGAGTCGCCGTACAATGGATTACTATATATTTGATGTTACGCTTAGACGTCTTCAAAGAGTTCTTAAAAATCGCTTCCCAAGTTTTATCACCTACGACTCCGTCTGCTTTCAGGTTGTTTGTTTTTTGGAACGCCTTCACAGCTTCTTCTGTTATGCTTCCAAAAATGCCGTCCTCGATAAGGTGAAGCTCGTGCTGTATACGTCTCACCAAATCGCCCCTGCTACCCTTTGTAATATAAACTGACATGATGAATTAATTTTTGTTTTCGTTTTCTTGGTTGTTTCTCTCTTCTTCTGTCGCAAAGCTGTTGTCGTCAATGTTTTCTGTAAGATTGACTTTCCTGCGATTCAAACATCCGACGACACTACAAAGAAAAGGGGTTATTGCTTCGATTTTTCTGTCTTGTCTCGCAAGCTGTTTTTTTAGTTCAAGTATTTCATCGTCATAAGCCTTGTACTTTTCTCTCATTTCAGAGTTTTCCTTCTTTAAAACGGCTCGTTCTGTACGCATGTCTTCGCTATAAACCTTGAAGTCTTCAATGGTTTGCTGATACAAGTCTTGCATCGCCTTCCACCCCTCTGCCTCTGACTGCGTTGCTTCACCATTGGATTTTCGCTTGTTTGCTCGCCAGTTGATGAACCAGCCACCACCTGCTATAATTGTCAAGATACCTAAAATCCAGTTTAAAAATTCTCCTAATTCCATAATTAGCCTCCTTTCTTATTAATTATCAAGCCCTGTTTTGGCTTTGTTGTCGATTATCTCGTTAGAATTGTTCTTGCTGATACGTGCAGCCTTTCCTGTTTCAGCGTCAGTGACTGCGTCTTGCGGAACAAGAGCTCCTCTTTCAGAAATGATTCTTTCAACTTCGTCTGGAGCAGCATCAGGAGACCTTTCGATAACAGTCTTCATCGAGAGCCACTTTGCTTCCATCTGCAAGTTCGTAATCTTCGTATTGTTCGTCTCAAGCGACCAAGGAACAATCTTCGCACCCACCTTGAGTTTTCCGTACTTTTCTGTACCGTTAGACTCCAAGTCAAGACCTTCTTGGTGCAAGTAGAACATGTCGTTGACGAACTTGCGCCAGTCGAGTGCGCTCTGTGTCGCCAACGCATAGTCGTTAGACATCGCAAGCGCAATTCCGTTACCGCCGCTGTTTGTTGCAGTGATGTCCTTTGGCGTGATGAAGGACGTACTCGAGAACAGAGAAATCTTTTCTTCGAGAGTCTTCAGATAAGCATCCATCGTCTGCGGCTCAGGGAAATCGAGCACTTTTGCGTCTTGCTTTCCGTTTGTCGTGTCGCTCGACAAGTTGATGATAAGCGTAGAAGAATCCCGCTGGAACGACTTCGTGTCCATCTCTCCTGTAAACACCAATGCAAATGTTCCGAAACGCTTCAGAGCAATGTTCTGAATGTTTGTCATCAGCTCCCATATCTCGATGGTTGACTCAGCGTATTCCCACGCCACTTTGCCACGTCTGTGAAGAAGTGGACATCTCGAGAATCCATGATTGTTTATTTCGATGTTCCAACCATTAGTTCCTTGAGAGACGTGATAGTGATTCTTCACGTCGAAAGTGTCGATGACTATCGAATTGTCGACTTGATATACGAGCGAGCGTGCAATCTCCACTCCGTATT